ATGGCGGACCATGCCGGAGTTGCGCTCGCCCCAGCGGACCTTGCGCAGCATCTCGTTGCGCTTGGCGGGCGTCAGGTCCTTGCGCTGGTCCTGGGCCTGCGACAGCCAGAGGAACGAGCGGCGGCCTGTGAATCGCGTGGACTCGTAGCCGGCGCCGGTGCCGCCGTTGTAGGCCCCGGCCTTTCCGGCCTTGGCTGCCTTGCCCTTAGGGGCCGGGACTTTGTTGGTGGGCTTGCGGGGCATAGAATCAGAAGCCGTCGAACTGCCTCCAGTCGGTGCGGATGACGGTCACTCGCCTGCCGTAGGTGGCGGGGTCGAGGAGCTGCAGGGCGTGCTTGCACTCGGCCAGCATGTCCTCGGGCTTCATCGAGAACTGCTTGCTGAACGAGGAGCCGTCGCCGGGCGAGTAGCTCATCGTCGTCTTGCCCTCGGTGATGAGGGAGACCGCCTTGGCGCGGATGGCAAGGAGCTCCGACTCGGACAGGCCGATGAAAATGCCTTTGGTCATTTACTTATGGCGGCAGGGAAAAAGCACGGTCACGTCCGCCCCTCCTCCGGCTGCCCCTCGGGCTGCACCTCCGAGGCCTTGTCCCGACCGACGACTCCCCACCTGATCGCGACCAGGGCGGCGAGACACTCGCAGTCGAGCGCGTGGTTGTCCATCTTCCCCTGGGGCAGTATCCACATCGGCTTGCCTGTGCGCCTGTCCTTGACCCGGACCTCGGCGTCCATCTGCGCGACGTAGTCCTCGCCGATGTCGACAGGGAACGTGTGCAGCCGGCGGGACCGCAGCCCGAAGACGATGTCCTTGATGGCCAGGTTGGAGAAGGAGATGAGGCGCGCCCTCGCCCGCTGGCCGGGAAGCATGACCATCTGCGGCTCGGAGTAGAAGCGGCGCTTGCCGGGGCCGACGGAGAAGTCCGGCTGGCCCGACCCCTTGGCGACCTTCCAGTCCCGCTTGGCGCACTCGGAGTAGACCATCTGCGTCTGGTCGCCCGAGTCGACCATGACCATGGCCCTGTGCACGCCGTGGCTGACCGCCAGGGCCTCGACGTCCTGCCAGGTCTCCAGCCGGCCGAACCACCTGAGCCTCGACTCTCCCCGGGCCGACCAGGATCTGACGACCGCCCAGAAGTGGAGGCCTCCCTTCTGCTGCACGTCGACGCCCATCGTCCGCAGCGGTATCGCCGCAGGGTCGCTGTCCGGCTTGCCGTCGTGCAGCTTGGGACGGCCGTTGACCGCGGCCACGTAGGCCTCGCCATCCCACCCATCGCCGAGCCTGTAGTCGCTGGCCTTGATGTCGGTCAGCATCGAGCCGCCCTCCTCGGCCCAGGGAAGGGCCAGCCGCTTCTGCTTGAAGATGCGCCGCGGGCTCTCGTCGCCGTAGGTGTCGCTGGCCTCCTTGGCCTCGAGCATCATCACCCCGAGCTCGCCCCAGCTCATCGAGGCCAGGCTGTTCCAATGCAGCCCGACGTGGCCCGCCTTATTCGCAGGGGCGGTCGCGATGAACGTGGCGCCGCGCCCGGGGTCGTTCGCCTTCGCCCTCGTTCCCGCCGTGTCGGGCAGTCGGGCCGAGCACCTGGCGCACTCGTAGGTCGTGCCGGCCGCGACCTTGGCCTTGTCCCAGCCGCTAGTCGACTTGGCTTCCTCGGGGAATCGGACGAACTCCCACAGCCAAGGCTGGAGGTGGCCGCAGCTCGGGCAGGACATGTGCCAGTCGCGCTGGTCGGTCGAGCGGTGCAGCACGTCCCACGCGTCGCCCTCCGTCCCGCCCTGCGACATGAACAGACGCTTCCCCATCCAGCCGAAGGCGGTCACTCGCGCCGACGCCTCGGCCAAGGCCTCCTTCGGCCATAGCCAGATCTCGTCGCCGATCAGGTATCGGATGGCGCGCCGCTGGAGGTTCTTCTCGTTCCAGGCCCCGAGCACCCAGCACGTCATGTCCTGGAACTGGATGGTCGACGACCTCTCGAACTCCGGCACCAGCTTGGACTTAACAGGCGGGCAGTTGTCCCACAGCGGTCGCAGCGAGGTCAGGTTGAAGTCCCGCGCGTTCTGGTCGGTGTCCTGCAGGACGAGCGTCGGGCCCGGGGCGCGTCCCGCTATGTGGCACGTGGCAAGGCGGGCGAGCAAGGTCTTGCCGGACTGAATGGACGCCAGCACCGTGACCAGCCTCGTCTCGGGGTCCGCCCAGATCCGCAGCGCCTCCGCCACCCAGGGCGTACGCTCGGAGCGGTAAGGTCCAGGCATCGGCGAGTCGGGGATGGACAAGATGTTGTCCTGGCACCACTCGACCACGTCCCCGGTGTCCGACACGCGGAGCACGTCCAGACCGACCGCCCTCAGCCCGGCGTCAGTCGCCATCGCCGTCGACCCTCTCGGTCAGCTGCTGGCGAGTCGAGCGCACCCAGGCCTCGAGAGCCTTGACGGCCTGCGGCGGGTTGTCGGGATTCGCCTTCTCGGCGACCTCGAGCGCCAGCTTGTCGAGCCGGGAGACGACCTCGGCCATCAGCTCGCGCATCGTCGCCTCCGCCACCTCGCGCTTGATGAAGTCCTTGGCGTTGACCGCCCTCCTCTCCTGCTCCTCCTCCAGGTTGATGAGGGTCTTCAGCGATTGGTTGTACGCGGTCTGGTAGGTGGCCTGCTTCGGGTCGCCGCCGGCCATCGCGGACTCCCAGACTCCCTGGGCGGTCGCGACGAGCTGACGGTGGCGGGCGATGGTCGACGCGAGCGTGCCGTCGTCCAGCGAGTCCAGCCGGCTGGGGAGCGGCGCCTGCGCCACGGCCTTCCTCGCCTCCCGCCAAGCCAGGGCGGCCTCGACGCTGTCGGCCGGCATGCCCTCGCGGATCAGCACGCCGACACGCTGGCCGGACACGCCCAGGGCGGCGCCGAGCTCCGCGTTTGTCAGTCGTTTTTTCGTCATTTATCGAAACCCGGCCGTTTTTGAGAGGATTTGCGTAAAAAAACCCCGGGGCGTGCCGCCACGCGTTTGATAGGGGGGGGGTGCAAGAGATTCCTTCCGGGCCCCTTTCCGGGCGTTTTTCGCGGTTTCAGCACGCGAGACGTCTCCGATGCCGCGTGCTTGCGTCCGACGGCCACCTCGGGCCACCTGAGCGTGCCTTTGGCCACGTCCCCGAGCGCAGCGCGGATCTGTCGAGCGCGCCAGAACATCGCTTGCTTGGTTATCCCGAATCGCTTGCACAGCTGCGCGAGGTTCGTGCCGGTGTCCTCCCCCAGTAGCGTGCGGATGAAGATGAGGTGCAGCAGCATTTGGCCATCGGCGAACCTGGACAGGATCTGGAACATCTTCAGCATCCGCAGTCTTAGCTCGCGGTCGGAGATGAAGCTGACCTCCTCGGTGTTCGGGTCGAACGTGTCGACCTGAGCCGCCATCGATTCCCAGGCGGGATGGTTGGGTATGACCGGGAACACGTTGCCGGCCACAGGTTGCTCGGCGTAGGGCAGTATGCCCTTTGCCCGCCACCTGTCCTGCTCCTTCGCGGCGAGCGAGTAGAACCACTCGTCGAACGTTCGTTCCTCCTCGCGCTCGTATCTCATTCCATGTCGACGTCGTCTATGTCGCCGATCTCGGCCGTGACCTGGGCCACCTTAAAAACGTACGTGTTCAGATCGCCGGACACGCCGTGCGCGAGGGCCACGCGCTCGCTGTGGTTGCGGCCGCTGATCTGGCGGGCGTAGGTGTAAGGCGCCACGCGCACGTAGACGACGAAGTGGTCGCTGTGCTTGGACAGAATCCTGCACGCCTCGGCGACAGCCGCTTCCGCCTGTTCCCGGTTGTGCTTGTCCTGCAGGTCCATCTTGCCGCCGACTCTGAGACGGCATTGAGATTAAACCTAGGACAAAATGTGCCAAGTCAAGGAGACCAGGTCGAATCTGACCAGGTTGCGTCGCCTGAGGTTGCTCAGCAGCTTCTCGGCGTCCTTGGTCGTCGATGGATGCCCGGCGATGCCCAGGGCAGTCCTGAGAGCGTCCCTGAGCTCGAGGGATGGGATGGAGGCCGGGAGGATGGAGATGATCTGAAGGATTGCCTCGGTGCGCTTTGCCGCCCTCTCCTTCCTCGCCGTGTTTATCCTGTCGAGGTTGGAGCGCATGGACTCGGGATGGGTGAGCCATCGCTGGCGCCAATAGTCGGACTGCCTCCGCATGGCCTGGACCTTTCTCCATGACCTAGCCTTGGCGATCTGCCTGGCCTTCCCAGTCTTGCCCTCCCGGTTCGGATTCATTGTCTTCGGATTAGGGGACAATGTGAGAGACCGCCGCCGGGGCTTTAGCCCCCAGGCTAGGCGTGTCTCTCTTTATTTCCTCTCTCTCCCCTAAAGGGGGAGAGGAAATACTACGTGCGACAGGCGTGCGACACGGCCGTGCGACATGGGGGGATGTGGGGTGGGTTTTGGTCATAAAATGACAGGGTTTGCCGGAAATGCCCCCTAGGATGCCCTAGGAGGCGTTTTGGTCAGTAATCCGATACCACCCTAGGGGTATGGCGTGAAACGGCCTCTGAGGGCAAGCCAGAGGGGTCTATCGGTGTCCTGCGTTCCCAGCAGACCACCCCAGCCTCCCTTGAGTGGCGCAGGGGGATGGAGCGGGTGTATTCGCCTGTCGCGGGGTCCTTGGCGCCGGCCCTGCCCCCTCGCTTGGCCAGTCGGAGGTTGTAATGGGGCAGATCGCCGGAGTCGGGCTCCTTCTGCAGGACGGCCACGGCGCGGAACCAGTTGGCGAACTCTGCCGAGCCCCCGCCGGCGTAGGCCAGGGAGTCGATGTCGGTCGGGGCGGCGTCCTTGGCCGACTTGGGCTTGGTGGTATGGTGAAGCGCCATGAGGACGACGCCGGTCTCCTGCAGGACAGGTTGGAGGATGTGTCGGAGGAATCGGGAGGCCTGCTCCTGGTCGGAGACGTTGATGCCAGCGTAGGCCAGGATGGGGTCGACCCAGAGGAGGTCGGCGGAGTGTCGGATGACTAGCTCGCGGATGAGGTTGCCGAACTCCTCGCCGGTGCGGACGGCCTCGCGGTAGAAGTGGACGCGGTCGGCGATCTGGTCGACGAGGCCTGTGGCGGACGAGGCGATGCCCATGCCGCGCATGATGTCCTGGAGCCCCTCGGCGATGTCCGCGGCGTCGTTCTCGGCCTGCAGGATGACGGAGCGGAGCGGGCCCTTGCGGGACTTGAGGCCGAAGGGTTCCTGGCCTAGGGCCCAGCCCAGGGCGAGCTGCGTGCAGAGGGCGGACTTGCCCGAGCCGGTGGTGCCGACGATGAGGCAGGAGCCTCCGCGGCAGAGCCAGCGGTTGCCGATGACGGCGTTGGGGTCGGTGGCTCGGTCGATGGCGAGGAGGTCGCGGACCTTGAACTCGACGGCTCCTGTGTCGCCCTGCTTGCGGACGGTGGCCATCTCGGCGAGGCCTGCGGCGTGGTCGCGGAGGTCGTCCAGGGTGAAGGCGCCGGACTCGGCGCGCTCGGCGATCTGCTTGGCCTTGCGGGCGAACTCCCTGAGGCGGGATGCCTGGAGGACCTGCTGCTGCCATCGGGAGGCCTGGGGGGCGGGTGCGTAGAGGGACGAGGAGACGGCGTTGACGCCGGCGTGGCCCCCGACGAGGTCGAGCTGACGGCGCTCGGTCAGGACGGCGATGACGGAGATCTCGTCGGCGGGGTTTCCGTCCTCGGTGGTGGCGAGGATGGCCGACCAGTGGGACTGGTTGGCGGGCTCGGAGAAGTGCTCGGGGCGGAGGTCGGCGCGGGAGACCTTGAGCCAGTCGGCGTCGAAGTAGGCGTTGGCGAGAAGGAGACGCTCGGCCTCGACCGGGTAGAGGTCGGGGTTGGTGGGTTTCATGGCGTGGGGATGGTTGTGGGGTTGGTTCGTTCGGTTCGGTTTTGTCTCAGTCCGTCCATCGAGTCAACCCAAGGACATTCTCGGCCTCCGGGGTGACCTTGTAATGAGGGACAGGAGTAGGGCCCCTGTTGTCGTGGGCGATCTTGTACTTGCGTATCTCCGTGATCTGGCGGTTCTCGATCATGCGGCGGATGGTCTGATTGACGTAGCCTTGGGAGATGCGGAGGCTCAGTCGGATGTCCCTGGACGAGTACCAGCCTGGAGGCACGGTGTCGACGTCGGGCTGGCGGAGCATTCGGAGTAGCTCCTTGGTCGAGGGGCGGTGGCCTAGGGGCTGGTCGCTCATGGCAGTCTCCAGGGCTGTCCCTCGAGGGCGAGGGGATGGACGTAGAGGGAGGGCACGGCGACGTCGTCGGCGAACTCCCCGAAGGCGCAGCCTGGCATCCAGCTGAATGTCTTCAGGCGGCCGGCAGCGTAGGAGGCCAGGGGAGAGGCGCGTCGCTGGAGGGTGCCGGCGTTGATGCCCATCGGAGCGTCGTCACGGTTCCCGATTGCCCAGCCGGGGGAGTGGGTATGGTTGAAGATGACGGTCGAGATGCCGCCGCGAGCGTAGGCCTGGGCCATGTCTCGGGCGGCGTTGACGTTGAATACCGAGCCGTGGGTGATGAGCAGGGTCTCGCCGAGAAGGTAGCCTGTCCAGATCCCACGGTACTCGACGTAGGTCCCGCCGGCGCGGCGGACGACCGCCTTCATCTCGGACTGGATGCGGAATGCGGCGAAGGCGGCGGCCTCGTTGTTTCCGGCGATGGCGCGCCACAGCCGAGCCTCGTGGTTTCCCTCGTTGAAGACGAGGTAGGAGCCGGCCTCCAGGCAGGCATTGGCGAAGAGGTTGAGGATGCGTATCCCCTCGTCCACGTCGTCGGCGACAGGCTCGACGCCGTCTCTGTCCTTGACGGAGCCCATGAAGGCCTCGAGGTCGAGGAGATCGCCGTTGACGACGACCACGTCGGGCTTCCAGCGGAGGATGAAGTCGACGATGGACTGGACGGCCACAGGGCACGCGCGGGTCGAGTGGATGCAGCCGACGACCAGGAAGCGCTGCCACTTGCGGATGATGGCCGGGGCCTCGACGCCCTTGACAGGCGCGGGGAGGTAGGGGCGGTGGCTTGAGCTCATGAGGTCTTGCGGCTGTAGGTCTTGCAGCCGGGGTTGGCGTGTCCGCCGTGGGGGCACTTGAGAATCCACGCTAGGCGGCGGGGGTTGATTCCCGACCTGTGAGCGGACTGAATCTGCTCGGGCGTGAGGCTGGACGCGCTGGACTTGCGGTTGCGCGTGGTCATCTCCTGGCACTTTGCCATGACTACTTGACGTTGATTTTGAACCGAGCCTTTAGGCTGGCTCCCAGCTCGTGAAAGAAGCGCAGGCAGAAGACAGCGATTGCGGGGGTTAGCACCCACCACCAAGACCAGTCGATGATGCCGGCGAGCTTGTAGGCGATGAACAGGATTTGAAGCCAACCGTAGAAGGACTTGAGGGTCGGTCCTTCGTATTGCATTTTGTTGGACATAAGTTCAGGCGCCGACGGTGTCGGGAATGGATGAGACGACGGAGAGGGCGAGGTCACGGATGAGGCCTGTCTCGCCGGAGCGGAAGGCGCCGGAGTAGTCGACCCGGCACGTGTCCTCGATCTGGTGCATCGACCACGCCTCCTCGTCGTTCGCCGGGCC